TATCGTTAGGTTGGTTGAACCTAACAGCCGGAGCAGAAGAGCCTAGCGGGTCGTTCGTAACCTGCCAGATCTTCCAGGGGTACATCTGCGTGATGTCTTCGTTGGGCGGGATACGCTCAAGGTTCACTTCGACCTGCGGGCCGGAGGCGATACCCATGTTGTTAACAAGAGCACGGGCTGCTGCGTTGCACACACCCTGAAGGTCTTCGATGATCTCAGGAATGCCGCGACCCCAGAACGCTCCGGGGGACTTGATGAACGATGTTTTCGTGTAGGGCTTCTCGCCAAGCGGGTCGTAGTTGAGTACCGCTTTGATCACATAGTTACCAGCAAGCCACACGTTGGCGTCGTACTCACGGGCTTTGTCAGGAATCTCTTCTTCCGTCATGCCCCACTCACGGAGCATGGCACCGCTCACCTTACCCCAGAACTCCAAGACGTCGAACATGTCGGTGGGGCGCATCTCGGTGTAGAACTTCCGCTCTTCCTCCTCGCGCTCCTGCTCGATGTGTTCTTGAATCCATGACTGGTTAGGCCCGAGGTCAAGCACCTTACGAATAGCATCATCGTCGTAGTTCGGCACGCCGATAAGATCAGACATCTCAGAGCGACTCAGCTTGTGGTGCTCGAACAGATACCCGTCGTTGATCCTTGTGATCCCAGGCTCAGGGTAGATCTTGAAGGGGTCTACCCGCTCGAACTCAGGCGCTAGCCGCTCACCCGACGTAACTGTCGTTGCCCCTTCGGGGGTCTTGGACCACTCAAGATGGCGCTGTCTGCGCACCACCGGACCCTTGACGAACGCGCAGGGGAAGGTAACCAGATCAGTGATAAACTCGTTAAATGCTTCGGCCCAGCCGCCCTGAGCGAACTGGTCCTCGATCTTGATCTTCATCTTGTCGACGCGGTTCTGCGCCGCCTGAAGCATCTTAAACCGCAGCTGTTGCGCGGCCATCTCTTTCAGCTCTAGGACTTCCGTCTGGTTAGGAGCTTGACCTGTCGCCTCGATCATCGCGATGATCTGCTCAGCAAACGCAGACTGGATCTCTTCGTTGTGGCCCTCAGACAAGTCAGGGATAGGTGTCGCGTGTAGATCCCACGGAGGAGTGCCGCTATCCATAAGGATATCGCGGAGCCAGCTCTCAGCTGCCCGACACTTAACTTCTGTAAGCATCATATAGACTTCAGAGCCGCCCTGGGCGCGGATCGCCCGCAGCTTGTCAGCCTCGTACTCACCGTTGCGCTGCCGCATGGCGCGCAGCATAATATCCTCGATAGGGCGCTTGGCGATGACAGCAGCGTCCCAACACTCACGCAAGTGGGAGGCGAGACCCAACAGGACAGGTTCTTGCTGCCGAGCTTCCAGCTCTCGGTCAACCCGCTCCTGTTCTTGTCGGTCGAGTTCTCCGTTGGAGACAACCCGTAGCATAGTCAAGCCAGCCATTTCACTTCCTTATAAGCGCTGCGGAGATACTCTCTAGCTGCTTATTGATAGACTTTATCCCCTCTTCGATACGTCCAAGCTGCACTGCCTGTTTGGCGCTGGCTTGCCGTAGTGAATCTACTTGCACTTCGAGCTGCCCGATATCTTTAGCGTTCCTATCTATATTAGCCTGCATTGTGCTAACTGTCCACACGATACCAGCGAACTGCAGAACAAGCGCAGTGATAACAGTAATAGGCACTGACTTAGACAGGTGCCAGCTCTCTTGTTCAGGTTTCGGCGGCATCGCAGCGTCCTACAGCAGCATGTTGCTCGGGGATTTAACAGTGTTAGGATCGATAAGCTCGATGCCTGCGTGGTGGATGGCTTCTTCCTCTTGCATCGGATCAACCGGCTGGCCGTTAGCGGTCCAGGTCAGGGCGAACTGTTCCCAGTTGCCTAACTTCACTAGGATATTGTCGAGCCAGAAGTTGACGTGCCATCGGTTATCCAGCACGGGCGGTGTGATCTCATTGCCGTCCTGGTCGTAGGTTCCCGGCGTGATGACATAGGGGCCGATCTCAGTGATAGTGACCCCGCGCACGGGGCGAAGCGGGCCGGATGGCGGCACCGCTGGTGTGATCTCCTCGCCCGTCTCAGGGTCTGTAATAGCCGGTGCGCCAGGGTTCTGGTGCTGGACTAGGCCAACAAGCTCCGCTTGCTGCCAGAAGGTTGCTTGATCAACCGCGCGCACCATGCAGTGGAGGACACCCCCACGCATCGCAGCATAAGCCCGTTGACCATCTACCAAGAGTTGGCCGGTGTCGCGGTCGATCTCCCAGCTCATGGCAGTTCCACCTGTATATGTTGCAGCCCTTGGTCGGTTAGGACCGCATCGAAATGCGCGCGGTTAGTTAGCCCGTCTTTATCGACGCTAAAAACACACTGACCCAGGATCGCGTCCACCTGTTCTTGCGTGTAGCCGTCGGGGACGTGTTGCACTTGGCCGGTCACTATCGCCACGAAGTCAGTCGAGGCCCAAGCGTGCGAACCGTAATGCGTGGCGGGTGCTGATCCTGTGGGTGACAGTTCAACTGTCATGCCTGCATCGACGCCGTAGGCGGTCCCAAGGTCGAGCAAGTCTTGGCGCACTGATGCCGGGCATAGGGTCACTAGGCTGTGGGGGTAGCTCATAGCGTCACCCCTGATTTAGCGGCGAGGTAGGATTCCAGATCTGATCTTTCGTCGGTTGTTAGGGCGCGGTCAACTATGAAGCTGTTATAGATCTTCCCAGCGTAATATATTGGAGAGGATCTTTGCAGCGATCCAACCGCAAATTTATTAGCCGATGCCAAACCTGTTGTTGTTGTCACAGATAAGCTAGACACGCCGTTCACATAGCCGGTTGAAACGGTGCTTCCGACATCATGTACTAGAACTATTGGTGTGTCATCGGCTTGTGGCTGGGTGTCGTCATTGTATGCATCTACCGTAGTATATCGGAATATGCCCGTGGTTGCGCCGCTGCTGCCAATAAAAGATCCATAACTGTCGCTTGATGAGCCATTATTCGCCAAAGCTATCGTGGCGGAGGGTAGAGAGGCCGTGCATTCGCCACCAAGTGCCATTGTAAGAGGTTGTACAAAGGAGATATCTGCGACGAGCGCATCGTCAACCCCGTCCGTCTCAATCCAATGCAATCCGCCTGCTGTTTTGTAGAGTGGCCGTGCGTCGTCGAAGGGTGCCGTGGCGTGGTTGCCGTTCCCTGACTTGTCAAGCATTAGCCTGACGGGATTGCCGTCGGACGTGACTGGCACAGTGCCCGCCGCATCTTGAAATAGTGTGGAGAGATCGCTCGGATCGTACCACGCGCCGTCTTCACCGGAGGCGAATAGGGAAGAAACAGATGCGGCAGTGATACTGTTGGAGACCACCGAAGTGGTAAGTGTGTTAATCGTTGCCGTTACGCGGCAGGAGATGTCGGCCCCGTCGTCTGCCAGGACTAGGGTGTAGGTGCTTGATGTCGCGCCGCCAATGGTGGAGCCGTCGCGGAGCCACTGGTAAGTGAATGTCGGGCTGTCGTTCCACGTGCCGTCTGTTGTCGTAAGGACGCTGCCTATAAACGCTCCACCTGAGATCACCGGCGCTAGTCTGTTCACCGGCTCTGCCGACGCCAGCGCTATGCCTGCATCCGTGAGGTCTTTGTTCCACGCGCGGAACTGCGCGATGGTGCCCATATAGTCGTACCCGAGGCTGAAGTCGGTCGCGGACAGGTCGGGCAGTGCTGTGGGTGTGGTGTTGGCGGTTAGTGCTGTGCCATCGATGGCACCGTTGATGAAGGTTGAGCCGTGGCGTGAGGCGATGTTGTAGGGGACGAGGATGTCGGGGGCGTAATCAGAGCCTGATGTTAATGATGTTGCATCTATAGTGCCGGAGACTCTTTGCGCGGGCGTCACTCTTCCGGTGCTTCCTCCTGTAAATGTATCAAACTGGTTGGAGACAAAATTGTTGTTATCTATTGCCCACAGATAAAGATCAACGTTTGAACCGTACCCTTCGAGTTTGGCCGATATATCCTCATCCGCATACGTCATCTTCCCCTGCATTTGCAGCGAGACGTTGCTTGCATCCCACGGCATATCGGCG